GAATTAACTTGGTTTTGGCACTCACTCTCAAGTATAGTTGCCAATACTTCTGTTGGAGGAAATGTGTTAGTCACAGTATTTCTGCTTATTGCACAACTATGCGGGTATCTCGGATTACTTACCATGCGTCTGTTCTATCTTTTAATCTTAATCCACTCGCATTCTCTCCGTATTTCTCATAGATAGCATTTGCCCGTTTCATCAAAGCAGCCACACCATTAACGCTCATACTTGACTGTTTGCTCTTCCAATCACCCATAGTTTCCTCACCGCCTGTAATAGATGGAGATTGGCAGATAATAGTAATCAAATCAGCTAAAGCCAAATCACGTTGTTTAACAGATACGGTAGCAGTATCAGAACCAAATACAATATCTCTATTCGTTTCTGCTGCATAAACCGATGCATCTGAAACAGGGTAGCCAATCATTCCCTTTAAGTAATCTTCTATCAACATATAAAATACGGCTATAAAGTTCATTTCCTTTTCTAACGCTCTAAATGTATACGGGTTTTCTTCTATAATTTGATCTTCGTAAATCCAATGGCGGAATTGCATATAACTTGCAGGGATAGCTTCAATTTCAACATCTACTCCAGCAGGATATACACCTCCACCATTTAGAATACCGCTCCCCCGTGCCGAGAGTGACACGGGAGTTTGGTATTGAAAGGTAAAATCAAATGTATAGTCAAATACAGCCATACTTTAATATTAAGAGTGTGCTTCGGTAGTATCAAGAATAACCAAGTTCTTAGGATTGGATAATGTAGGGATAGCCAAACATTCCAATTCAACGTGGTTAATCAAAGATTTAGAATCCCAAGTTGACAACAAAGCAAAACGACCTTGTTCAGCAGTTGTTCTAACATTCAACGGGTCAGACGGAGCCATACGGTGCATAGAAATAGCATTCTTAACTTCACCCAACACAGCGGATGGTCTAAGAATAACGTTACCAGCATCGAAGGCAGGGTCAGTAAGGATAGAGTTTACTCCATCAATTTCAACAGACTGTCTGTTATCGCTGATGATAATCGGAGGAAGGTTAAATCCGTCCAAAGCAGCTCTAACATCTCTTTCTCCAATTGCATAAGCTACACCAGATTGAATCTGCAAACGACCTTTAACAAATGATGTTACGGCAGGATGAACAATAAATGAGTTCCACAAAGTTTTGCTCATTTCAAATGCACCGTACATAATACCGTTATCATCTGCATACTTAACCATGTCAATCAAATCTTTAATAGGATTGCCATTAGTCAAGTCAGTCCAAACAGCAGGAGTAGTCTGCCCGAAACCAGCTTTCTTTTTGTTAGCAGCAGGAACACGAAGGTCTACGTTAACATAAGAAGGAGTTCCGTCAGGGTTGTTAGTTCCGTTAACTACAATTGACCCAGTAGAACGAGCCTGCTCAGCCATGTTGTTCAAACGTGCATGAGCACCTTGAATCAACTTATCAATGTTGCCAAAGAACACGTCAGCAATAACAGCCGGGTCGTAAGCACCACCGTTTGCAATGAGATACTGCTGGTTACGCATATCCGTTTCATCAACGTCAAAAGCGTGACCGAACTTAGGAATAGAACCACCATAATGAGAGATGCCACGAACATTACGAAGCGGCTTAGGTGCGTTCATATCAATAACAGCCGCCATAGCAGCAATACCTACCTGAGAAGAAAGAACATTAAAGTTCAAATCAAGTTGCTCACGTCCCCAAACAAAGTCACGTTTCCAAGCTGTATTGTTATATTTGGCATTAACGGCATCTACGATTACTTGCATTGGCTTAACTCCACCAAGAAGTGCATAAAAAGAAGATTGCTGTACCATAATTATTTAGATTTTAAGAATGTAACTTTAGGGAGAACTGTTTTCAATGCAGCAGGAATAGGCGGGATGCGTCTTTCATAAATAGCTCCACCAAAAGCAGCACTACATGAATAAGTAGTAGCATCAGCATATTTAGGTACATCATAAGCCAACAAGTGAGTCGGTACGTTTTTGTAAACTGCACCAGCACCAGCCTTATCGCATTCAACATAAACAGCACCAGCAGTAACCTGAGCAGCAAGTGCAGCAACAGTAAACACGTCATACAAAGCATTGCTTGTATCAACGGCTGTAACCTGAATACCAGTACCAGAAGCAGCAAATGTAGCAGGTTCAGCCATGATGAACATACCAACCTTTGCCACGCTGTTATTCATAAGCTTATTGACCTTCAATGAAGTAGCTCCTAATGCAGCAGTTTCATAGACAGAGAATGTAAGCGATGGAGCAGCTACATGGTCAAAAGATGAAACTTTAATCGGGGTACCAGCTTGTAACAAAGAACCGTCAGGAATTGCAGTCATAGTGATTGAGCAACCACCGGGCAACAAATTTTCGTGAGTCAGCGCATAAGCCCATACAGCTCTACCTCCACCAACTTCACCATAGGGTGCAGACATTGAATTGCCTGCTGTGAAAAGTCTATTTTCCATAATTTAATTATTTAAATTTTTCTGCTTGTAATTTTTGAGATTCAAGCTCAGTCGCTTTGTCAGCCAAAAACTTTTGTATAGCAGTTGGAATTGTTTCACCGCCACCAGTTGATAATGGCACTCGTCCACTTTCTCCAACTGTTTCGGCTACAATTTTATTATGCTTATCTTCGATTCGTTGTGCTAAATCATCTGCTGTGAGTGACTCGGAATAAGCTACATCTGATAGGTATAAATCACACAAACTATCTTTAATACCTTTCTCTTTTAGTTTACTCTTTGCGTCAGTTCTAAGCAGTTGTAATTTTTCTTGCTGCACTTTAAGTTGTCTATCCTGTTTCAACTCCTCCAACAACGTCTTTACATCTTCGGGTAGTTCAACTGTTTTCGTGTCTTGTTCTTTTGGCTTGATAGTTTCTTTTGTTTCTGGTTCTTGTTTTTTGCGTGCTTCTGCTAATTCTGTACGAAGTCGGTCGGTTTCACTTTGCATACCTTTTAATAGTCCTTCAACACCCGAAACTGCTGCTTCAATCTCTGATTCTTCTTTAACGGTTTTACTCAGCAATTCAGCCACCCCGTTTAACGCTGATTGGCTTAACCCTAAATCTTTGTATTTAGTTTTAAGTTGCTTTAAAATGTTTTCTTTCATACTTTTAAATATTTTTTACATTTGATTACGCAAATAAAGTAAAATTTTATATCTTTGCAATATATTTAATGACTAATTAACGATATTAATAAAAATAATTATGAAAAAGTCTTTAGAGCAACGAAATGCTATTTTTGAATTGGTTGTTTCAGTATTTGAACGATTGACAGAGGATGTCAGAAAGACACCTTACTTCGGGTATATATCTATGCAGTTTTATTACGATAAGATTGCCAAAGAAACAAGGCTTGCACCGAACACAATCAGAAAGTATTTAGCCGATGCTGGTAAATCAAAACGTGACACAATGAAACGTTCGGCAAAGAAAAGAACAGCATGATAAACGGATTCCTAACATACGAGGAAGCCTGCGCAATCAGAGATAAAGAAAAAAGAGAAAAAACAGGTAGAGTAGTAATGCCGCAGGAGGGATTTCAAGAAAGAGTATTGAGGTCATCTGCTGATATAATCATTTGCGGAGGTGGTCGTGGTGGAGGTAAGACGGCTGTAATCATTTTAGAACCTATCAGATACGTAAGCAATGGTGGGTTTGGAGGAATGGTAATCAGACGTGAAGTAGACGACTTAAAGCGAAGTGGTGGTGTATGGGACACGGCAAGAAAATTCTACTCAGATATTGGTACTCCTCGTGAAAGCTCAACCGAATGGCTGTTTCAAACAGGCTCTAAAATTAAGTTTGAACATATTGCAGATGAAAACAAAGCAGACCAACGATTTAGAGGGCAACAGATCCCTTATTTTGCCATAGACGAAATAACTCAGTTCAAAGAATCTACTTTTTGGCTACTTCTTTCATCAAACCGAAATTCCTATAACATTAAAAACCAAGTGATAGGGACGTGCAACCCTGATTCAAAGTCATGGGTACGTAAAATGATTGATTGGTATATAGGAGAAGATGGATTCCCTATTCCAGAACGTGAAGGAGTAATTAGATACTTTTTCAAATATGGAGAATCGGTTGACGATATTATTTGGGGTATGAGCAAAGAGGAAGTGTATATTAAAGCTAAAACATTTATAGATAAAATCTATACACCCGAACTTGAAACTATAATTTCAAAATATAGCCTTATAAAATCATTTGTATTTATAAGAGGGGCTGTATCTGAAAATAAAATATTACTTGAATCAGATCCAGACTATGTCGGGAGTATTGCGCAAGGTGGAGAAGCTCGTGTTGCTACTGAATTAGAAGGAAATTGGAACTCACATGAAGTAAAAGATGAACTGTTAACAGCAACTGATATAAAAGAAAAGTTTTTCAGAAACTATCCGCAACAGAACGGACAAAGATATATTACTGCTGACATCGCATTGCAGGGTGAGGATAAATTCGTTGCCGTTGTTTGGGATAACTACCACGTGATAGACGTTATAACTTTAAACTGCTCGACAGGTAAACAAGTATTGGACGAACTTACTAACATAGCTTCAAAGTATAGAATACC